AGAACTGAGATTCAGAATGTAAGTGAGCAAAGAGATACTTCTAGAACTACTGGAACTCAGTTCGTTGGAACTGAAACTCTTTCCACAAGTCAGAGAAGAATTACTGTCAACCAAAGAGGATGGGTTGGAGATCCTCTGGCACAATCCTTCGGCATCGATGATGAGACTGGAATTTATCTTACCAGTTGCGATATTTACTTCGCTTCCGTGGATGATGGCAGCACTCCTGTCACGTTCCAACTCAGAACGATGGATAACGGACTGCCAACTGGAAGAATTTTACCATTCTCCGAAGTAGTTCTGTCTCCTTCTGATATTGAAACTTCTGCAGATGGTTCTGTTGCTACTAGATTTACCTTTAAGGCTCCAGTATACATGGAGGCAGGTGTTGAATATTGCATGGTTCTTCTTTCTAACTCTACGAAGTATCAAGTTTACATCTCTAGAGTTGGTGAAGTTGATTTAATTACGCAAACATTCATCTCTAACCAACCTTTCTTGGGTTCTCTGTTCAAGTCTCAGAACGCATCTACTTGGGAACCAAGTCAATGGGAAGACTTGAAGTTCAACCTGTATAGAGCAGAGTTCAGTCAACTGACTGGTTCTGTTGATTTGTTCAACCCAGAACTGTCGAAAGGCAATCAACAAATTGCTAGACTGCAACCCAATCCTATTGAGTTCACTTCAAGAACAATTAGAGTTGGCATTAACTCGACTTTAGAGGACACTGCTCTAGTCATTGGCAACACTGTCACTCAGTTTGGAACTAATGCTTCTGGTACGTTCGTTGCGAGTGCAGGTGTTGCTACAGACACATTAAATGTCATCAACACAGGTATTGGATACACTCCTTCTGAAGACACACTTCTGTTTGGTAGTGTTCCTCTTGTTACAATTACTGGTAGTGGTAGAGATGCAAAAGCAGATGTTACCATCAACAATGGTGTTGCAGTTGCAGCAACCATCACAGAATCTGGAAGTGGTTATGTAGTTGGTGATGTTCTTGGCATTAATACAATTGGAAATAATTCTCTTGGACTTGGAGCACAATTCTCCGTTGTTTCTATCGCAAGCACTAGCGAATTGGTTCTTGAGGGAGTTCAGGGTGACTTTGTTGTTGCTGGTTCTGGAAGCACAGTTACTTTCTTCAACGGTGTTACTGGACTTACTACAGACTTGAATGCCGCTGCTGGTGGTAATGTTCAAATCAACAATTTGGCAACAGTTTCTGATGGTGTTCACTTTGTTGTCAACCATAAGAACCACGGCATGTACTTTGATGACAACCGTGTAACGATTGAAGGTGTCAAGTCCGATCAACCTGCTACTAGACTGACAACAACTCTGAATTCTACTTCCACTTCACCAATTTCTATTGAAAGTGATAGTGGTTTCGATACCTTTGAGAATGTTGGAGTTGGAACCACTAATGCTGGTTATCTCTTAATTGGAAATGAAATCATCTCCTACACATCTGCAGATAGCAACACTATCAGTGGTGTAACTAGAAGTGTTGATTCCACCACCAGTAGAGAGTATCCATCAGGAACACCAGTCTTCAAGTATGAGACAAACGGTGTGTCCTTGAGAAGAATCAATAAGACACACAATCTTAACAACACCACAGTTTCCAATCCAATCACATTTGATTCATATACAATCAAACTCGATCAGGGTTCTAGTGGAGTTGGTAGAAGCACAGGTGAAAGTCAACCAATTCTGTATTTTGCTACTACCAAGTCTGCTGGCGGAAACAGCGTTTTTGCAACTCAGAATATTCCCTTTGAACTTATTACCCCAATGGTTCAGCATGTTTCTGTTCCAGGAACTGTTCTTAATGCATCTCTCAGAAGTATTACTGCAACAAGTCAGAGTGGAAATGAACTTCCATATCTGAACACTGGATTTGAAGACATTGCAGTCAACAGAACCAACTACTTACCAACTCCTAGAGCAATCTACTCTAGAATCAATGAGACTACAAAACTGACTACTGAGGCAGGTAATAAGTCAATGCACTTGAGAGTTAATCTCAATAGCACTGACTCTAGAATCTCGCCTATGATTGACTTGCAGAGAGTCAATGCAGTTCTTACATCAAATAGAGTTAACAAAATCATCACTAATTACGCGACTGACAATAGAGTTAACTCTGTATTCAACGATCCTACTGCATTCCAATATCTCTCCAAGGAAATCGATCTTGAGAATCCTGCAACAGGACTTAAGATTCTGGTTGACGCTCACATTAATGAATACTCTGATATTAGAGCATTCTACGCGATTGGTGATTCTGACAACTTCAACCCCATTTACGTTCCATTCCCAGGTTTCAACAATCTTAATTCTAGAGGCGACGTTCTCAATGTTGCTGACAGCGATGGATTGCCTGATACCTTTGTACCACCCGACACAGATCGTGGATTCCGTCCTTCTGAAATTGATTATCGCGAGTATGTATTTACCGCAGATAATCTGCCTTCCTTCAGAAATTATAGAATCAAAATTGTCATGACATCTACTTCTCAGGTTTATGTTCCTAGAGCAAGAGATTTGAGAGTTATCGCACTTGCATGATGGAACATTTAAGAGTTGAGGGGCACAACAATCTGTACAGAGATCCTCAAACTGGTTCAATTATTAACAAAAATAGGACTCAGTTTGAGGAATATGTAACAAAACGAAGTGCGAAATCTGAAGAGAATCAAAAGATACAACGACTAGAAGACGACTTTGCTAATATTAAGAATGATATTGACGAAATAAAAAGTCTACTAAGGAGTCTTTCAAACAAATGAACCCAGACAGTATCGAGTTGAAAAATCTTTCAAAGATGTTTGCATATACCCAACTTGCATCTGAGATAGATAGTTGTAATGATATTGAAACTCTGCGAAATACTGCGAAGTCTTTCTGCAAATTATATTATAAGCAACAAGAAACAATGTCAGTTATAGGGATGCCCGATGTCTAATAGGAATATCACTTTCGATGAGCAGTCTGGTGTGCCTTATGCCGCCAATCTGACTATCTTTGGTGGCGCAGATTTCAGTAATGTTTTTACAGTTAAAGATCCTAATGGTTCTTTAATTAACTTTACTGGATATGATGCATCTTCACAGATGACAAAAAGTGTTTCTATTGGTTCATCTGGATTCCCTGCAGCAACTTTTACTGCAGGAATCTCCAGTGCCCTTGGCGGAAAAATCAAAATTTCATTAGGTTCTACTGAGACACGTACCTTGGCAGAGGGTAGATATGTTTATAATGTTTTAGTGAGTTCTGGTTCTACAATTTACAGTATTGTAAACGGGAATATTACCGTTCAACCAGGCATTTCCTCAGCTCCCTAAATATTACTATAGAGGTATCAGGTAAATGGCTCAACCATCTACTAGGCAAGAACTGATTGATTATTGTAAAAGAAAACTTGGAGCACCAGTTCTAGAAATTAACGTTGCAGATGAGCAGATTCAAGACTTAGTTGATGATGCGCTGCAATTTTTCTATGAAAGGCATTTTGATGGTGTCATTCAGAGTTATTTAAAGTATCAAATCACTGATGATGATGTCAGTAGAGGAAAAGCACGTCCTCCTGGCGCAACTGGTGAAGATCAGACTGGAATTACAACCTCAACTGCTTCAGCAAATATTGTCGGCACTGCAGTAACTTTCAGTTATTACGAAAATAGCAATTATATTCAAGTTCCACCTGCAATTATTGGAATCAACAAGATTTTCCAATATGATGATGCAAGAGGACTGAGCATGAACAACATGTTCAGTTTCAAATATCAGTTATTCCTCAACGATTTCTATTATTGGGGCAATACTGACTTATTGACGTATTCTATGGGAATGAGTTATCTAGAGACTATCAATTTCCTGACAAATACGCACAAACAAATTAGATTCAATCAGAGACAAGATAGATTATATCTCGATGTTGACTGGAGTAACTTAAAGTCTGGCGATTTCATCATTCTTGATTGTTGGAGAACGGTAGATCCTGACGATTATTCAAGAGTATACAACGATTCTTTCCTGAAACCATATTTGACTGCCTTAATTAAGAAGCAATGGGGACAAAACCTCATCAAATTCAATGGTGTCAAACTTCCTGGTGGAGTTGAACTCAATGGAAGACAAATTTATGATGATGCAGAGAAAGAAATTGAAAAAATCATGGAAAAGATGTCCAATACTTATGAACTGCCACCTTTAGACATGATTGGTTGATATGTTAAATCCATTCTTCCTCCAAGGTTCCTCTGGGGAACAAAATCTTGTTCAAGACTTAATCAACGAACAGTTGAGGATGTATGGTGTCGAGGTGCATTATATTCCTAGACAGTATATCACCTCAAATACTGTTCTTAGAGAGGTAATTGAGTCAGAATTTAATCATGCATATCCAATCGAGGCATATATCAACAATTTTGACGGATATGGCGACAATACTCAATTATTGTCCAAATTTGGCATTCAGGCAACAAACGAAATTAACTTAATTATCTCTCAAGAGAGATTTACTGACTATATTTCCCCTTTGATGGCAAATTTGCCCAATGTTAGGTTGTCAACCCGTCCAAAAGAAGGCGATTTGATTTATTTCCCTCTTGGAAAGCGTCTTTTTGAGATAAAATTCGTAGAACATGAAAAACCCTTCTATCAATTACAGAAAAACTACGTTTATGAACTGAGATGTGAACTCTTCCGTTATGAAGACGAAGATATTGACACTGGAATTGAGACAATCGATGAACTTGTTGAAGATGCAGGTAATATTCAGACTTTGACACTCATTGGCGGTGGCACAACAGCAACGGCATCTGTTGGAATTGTTGATGGTGCTGTTATGAAAGTCAACATCACAAATAGAGGTGAGGGATATCGATATCCACCTAGAGTTGCATTCTCATCAGCACCAACTGGTGGATTAACTGCGGTTGGTATTGCAACACTGCTTGGAGACTTGACAAATTGCGATGGAACACAAGTCGGTAGCAAAGTTCAGGGTGTTCAGATTATAAACCCTGGTTTTGGATATACTGTTGCTCCAGGAATCGCATTCATTGGACTTTCAACAGATCCTGGCGTCGGTGCTGCTGCATCCACAGTTATTGGTAATGGTTCTGTTGGTGTTGTCACGCTCACAGATCCAGGTTCTGGTTATGTTGTGGCACCAACGGTTACAATTACTGCTCCAGGAATTGGAACAACAGCAGCAACAGCAATCGCACTTGTCAGTGCTGCAGGAACAATTACAGGAATCAGACTCACAAATGCAGGTGCTGGATATACAGAGGCACCTACAATCACTATTGGCAATCCTGCAGTGGGAGGAACTGGAAACTTCATCGATGGAGAGACAGTCACAGGTTCTCAGTCTGGAATTACTGCAAGAGTCAAGACTTGGAATTCTTCGACAAACAAACTCAATATCACCGAAGTTACTGGAGACTTTATACCAGGGGAAACCATCACAGGTGGAACGAGTGGTGCATCTTATCAATTAAGTGTCTACGAAGAAAACAATATCGTTGGCGCATTCCCAGATAACGACACGATTCAAAACGAAGCAGATGCAATTCTAGACTTCAGTGAAAAGAATCCTTTTGGTACACCGTGATATAAATACTAATTAAGTTAGAAGTGTATTGTAGGCAATGCCATGTTTGAATATTTTTATCACGAAATCTTAAGAAAGACTATCATTGCCTTTGGTACTCTTTTTAATGGAATTGAGATAAAACACACGGACTCTGATGACTCAGTAACAGAAGTCATCCGTGTCCCTCTTGCATACGGTCCTACCCAGAAATTTCTAGCAAGACTTGAGCAGTCGCCTAATCTGAGCAAATCAACTCAGATTTCTTTACCCAGAATGTCCTTTGAATTTGTTGGACTTCAATATGATGGGACTAGAAAGGTAACAACGACTCAAACTTTTATTACAACCGATCCTAACGATAAAACTCAAGTCAAAAAGGCATATATGCCTGTGCCATATAACATGGCGTTTGAGATGACAATCTATACTAAATTGAATGATGACATGCTTCAGATTGTGGAGCAAATTTTGCCATATTTCCAACCAGCATTCAACTTAACGGTTGATTTAGTTGAATCTATCGGAGAAAAGAGAGATATTCCCGTTACTATCGAGAATATCACCATGCAAGATGATTATGAAGGTGACTTCTCTACAAGGAGAGCACTGTATTACACTATTAGATTTACTGCGAAAACATACATGTTTGGACCTGTTACGACAGCAACCAAAGATCTTATCAAGAAGGTTCAGATTGGTTACGTTGCAGGTGGAGCAACACAAACTCCCACAAGAGACGTTACTTATTCTGTTACACCAAGAGCAACTCAAAATTATACTGGAGATGCTGTTACAACTCTATCTCAAGATATCGGTGTTACTGGTAAGTATGTTGAGATGGCAGATACCTCTGGTATTGCAGATGGTAGTTACATCAATATTGATAATGAGCAAATGTATGTACTTGAGATTACCTCAGGAACCAAGATTAAGGTTGATAGAGGTGTAGATAACACGACGGCAGAAAAACACGTTTCTGGTGCGGAAGTACACCTTATCACCGCTGCTGATAATGCACTTATTGAAGTTGGCGATGACTTCGGATTTGATGGAAATCTCTTCTAATGACTACTATGAGTAAAAAGTTTGATGAGTTGAATGATGCTTTTGAGGTTGAAAGTGAAGTTTTGTCTAGTGAAATTAAGAAGGTAGAAACAAATCCTTCAAGTCCAAAGCATGATGATGATGTTCAGAAGGATTATGAATATACAAGAGGTAATCTTTACTCCATCATTGAGAAAGGACAGGAAGCATTGAACGGTGTCCTTGAACTTGCTCAAGAGAGTGAGATGCCTCGTGCCTATGAGGTTGCTGGACAGTTAATTAAGAACGTTGCAGATGCAACTGATAAGTTACTTGATTTACAGAAGAAACTGAAAGACGTAAACGAAGAAAAAGAAGTCAAAGGTCCGTCTACCGTCAACAATGCACTATTTGTAGGTTCTACCGCTGAACTTGCAAAACTTCTCAAAAATCCTCCAACTGACAAGTTAGATAAATAAACAAAGGAGAGAAATCCTACAGTATTTTTACTAATAACTTTGTCGAATGACGGAAGATAGAGACAATCTGCCATCTATTAATGATATCACCAATTCTGGTGAGGACTTACCTTCTGTAGAGGAATTTTTGGAGGAAGAGTCCCTACCATCTGTAGAAGATTTCATCGAGAAGGAAGAAGAAGAGGAAATAGAAGAAGAAGTAGTTGAGATAAACGATGCGGACGGAAAACCTTTTCTAGAGGTAATCGACATCAACTCTCTCGGACAACTTGTCCGTTTGATTAATGATGTCAGAAAAGATATTCCTGACATCCCAGAAGTCAAGTATTACGACAACGAACTTGAGCAACTAACCGAACAGATTGCTCAATTACAAACAGAACTGTCAGAAGCACCTGAAGTTCGCTACTACGAATCCGAAGTAGAAGCAATTTGCGAACAAATTGATTTTGTTCGACAGGAAATCAAAAATCTTCCTGAAGTCAAGTATTACGATGAGCAAGTTAATGCTATCGAAGATAGGATTGACACTCTTCAAACTGAATTAACAAATCTTCCTGAAGTTAAGTATTACGATGCTGAAATCGTAGCAATTTGTGATGCCATTGATGAAGTCAAGGCATCAATTCCAACTTTCCCCAAATGGGTAAATGAAGTTAATGAAGTTCCCGACTTCTCTTGGATTGGGAAGACTTTTAGTGTTATTGATGATGATTTCATCAAAATCAATGATGTTGTTGAAAGTCTTAAGACAAGATTTTCTATTGATTTTGACACACTAACAGAAAAACTTGAAACTAAAGATTTTAACACTAATGTTAATATTAACAGTAAAGGTGAAGAAATCAATCAGAGAATTGATGAAGAAAAGAAAAAGATTTGGAAGGAATTAAGTGATAC